GAACTATAAAGTCGATGGATACGATCCTGAGACTAATACAGTATACGAGTTCTTAGGTGATTACTGGCACGGTAATCCTGAAGTTTACGATCCAGACGAATATAACAAAAGTTGTAGTAAAACGTTTGGACAGTTATTTGATGAAACTAACATAAGACTAGAACATATCAAGTCTTTAGGTTATAATATAATTACAAAGTGGGAAAATGATATTTTACAACTGGAAGAAAGTGTTAAAATTAAGTAAGGGCAGTGTGCAAGACATTATACGAATTATGTATGCTAATACTTACAGAATTACTGTCCCTAAACATAGAAGAAATAAACGAAAGTTTAATTTACTAACCCAAGACATAAAAGGAGATTCATATTTACTAAATCCAAGAGATATATTTAAAAACGATAAACATGCAACACTTAAACAAATGGCTGAATATATAGGTTTGGCGAGTTTAAGAAATTATTTAGATTATAAATGGTATAAAAGTACAACTTTACCATTTAGATTTACTAACCTAGATCGACAAGCTATAGAAGACAATCCATTGTTAGAAATAGATAAAAACGATATAATACAATTTACTTTAGAGGAAATAAGATAAAATGGCAATTAAATTTGGAAATATTAGTGGTAAAGCTAAGAAAAGCTCTGCTGAGGCATATACTTACAAAGATGGCAACAACGTTGTTCGTATGATAGGCAATATTCTCCCCCGTTACGTATATTGGGTAACTACAGCAGATGGCAAACGCGTTCCTATGGAATGCGTAGGATTTGATAGAGATAAAGAGCAATTTACAAATATTGAAAAGGATTGGGTACGTCATTATCATCCTGATATGAAATGCTCTTGGGCATATGCTGCACAATGTATAGACCCTGATGACGGTAAGGTTAAAGTACTTAACCTAAAGAAAAAACTATTCGAAGCTATTATGATAGCAGCGGAGGATTTAGGTGATCCAACTGACCCAGACACTGGCTGGGACTTAGCTTTTAAGAAACAAAAGACGGGACCATTACCTTTTAACGTAGAATATACACTTCAAGTTTTGAAGTGTAAAAATAGAGAACTTACAGAGGTAGAAAGAGAAGCTATTAAAGACCTTCAAGATATTGATAGCGTAATTCCTAGGTCTTCTTCAGATCAGCAAAAAGAATTTATTGAAAGTCGTGTACTAGATAATAGTTCTTCTGATGTACCTGATGAAGTGGCAGAGGAAGTTTCAGAACTACTTTAAGATATAACGAGAGCCCCTTAATTGGGGCTTTTAATTTACAGGAGAGTAAATGGAATATACAGACCAATATCTAATAGAAGACTTAATAATATTTAAGGAGTATTTAGGTAGAATACCTAGCAGCAGGGATATGGATCTAGATGGATTAACTCCTAGTAGTAAATTGTATAGTAAAAGATTTGGTACCTGGAATAATGCTCTAAAAAAGGCTGGTTTATCTATATTACGGAATAGCGTAAACTACTCTCATAAGTCTGATGAATTTTTAATAAGTAAACTCAAAACATTAAAAGAAGAATTAAATAGAACCCCTAGAAGACGCGACTTAGCAGGTATAAAAGGCCTACCAGGCAGAGGGGTATACGAAAGACGCTTTGGTTCTTGGGATAATGCTCTTATAAAAGCAGGTCTAAAACCTAACTGTAATCAATCACATATTACGGAAGAAAACTTAGCTTTATCTTATAATAAAGAATGGTTACTCCAACAGAATGAAACTAAAACTCAATATGAGATAAGTAATGATTTAGGTTATAATAAACATAAAATGTCTGGAAGGTTTAGTGAACTGGGAATAACAACTAAGTATCACACTGGTTCTTTAAAAGAAAAAGAGTGGTTAGATTCTTTAGGTATTACAGAACGACAGTATCCCATAGAGAACTACAGAGTTGATGGATACGATCCTGAGACTAATACAGTATACGAGTTCTTAGGTGATTACTGGCACGGTAATCCTGAAGTTTACGATCCAGACGAATATAACAAAAGCTGCAGTAAAACGTTTGGACAGTTATTTGATGAAACTAATAAAAGACTAGAACATATTAAGTCTTTAGGCTACAATATAATTACAAAGTGGGAAGACACTCAATGAAGTATACTGACCAAGAGCTAATAGAGAGCCTACAGAAGTTTTTTAAAGAGTTTGGGTACAGACCTGTTCAAAGAGACTGTGTAAGTATTGAATACTTAAAAGGTAAAAATACTTACTGTACAAGATTTGGAAGCTGGAGTAACGCGATAAAAGCTTCAGGACTAGATAAGGAAAAGGTTAGGGAACGTACCTCCCCTTCTAATAAAGTTAGTACAGAGGATTTAATACAGTATATAAAAGAATTACATAAAAAACTGGGTAAAAGCCCTACTGCACTAGATGCAAAAAAGTATTCTGTTAGAACTTACTGTAATAGATTTGGAACATGGAATGAGGCTTTAGAAGCTGCAAGTATTAAACCCAATACTCCCCAGAAGTGGGTTATACGTAACGATGGGTTCCCTAAGCTACAGAGTAAAGATTGGTTATTGCAGCAGAATAAAACTAAAACTTTAAGAGAGATAGCTAAATCACTGGGTTATAAATCTGTACGTAGTATAGGTAAAGCTTTTGAAGAATTAAGTATTAAACCTAGAAGACATAAAGAATCCTTAAAAGAAAAAGAGTGGTTAGATTCTTTAGGTATTACAGAGCGGCAGTATCCGATAGTGAACTATAGAGTTGATGGGTACGACCCTGAGACTAATACAGTATATGAGTTCTTAGGTGATTACTGGCATGGCAATCCTGAAGTTTACGATCCAGACGATTATAATAAAAGCTGCAGTAAAACGTTTGGACAGTTATTTGATGAAACTAATAAAAGACTAAAATACATCAAATCCTTAGGGTACAATATAATTACAGAGTGGGAAAACGAGTGGCAGAATTAAAGAGACAACTAATCAAGTACTGTAGAGATAAAGCAAAATCAAAGTATGATAAAGGTACTGAATGTTTTATTTGTGGTAGTATAGAGAGCTTAGAGTTCCATCACTATAATGGTATGACAGAGCTACTAGAAAAGTGGTTAAAACAGCAAGGCATTTCCAATATAAGTACAGCCGAAGATATTATGGATATACGAGAGCAGTTTATTTCAGAAAATCTCAAAGAGATTTATGACGAAACAGTTACATTGTGTAAAACCCACCATCAGAGGTTGCATGGAATTTACGGAAAACGTCCTCAGCTACACACTGCTAAAAAGCAGGAGCGTTGGGTTATTAAACGAAGAGATAAAGAATATGAGTTGGTTTAAAAGTATAGCACAGAAGTTAAATCCTGCGCAACCAAGTATTGCAGCAGCTTCTGGGGAAACTAGTTCTATAGTTCCTAATATTAAGTTTGAAAGAGCTTTTGAAAAACTGGAAGCAGTTAATCGAGGCGTTAATATGATAGTAGATGCCTCTGCCCAGTTCAAGATAGATGTAGGAGAGAAAGAGTCTTTCCCAGGCATCCAGACTATTAGGCTTAAAAAGTTAAATAACTTACTTAATAGACAACCAAATCCTTTCCAGAATGCTGATGCATTTTGGAGAAATATGTATTTAGATATGTTAATGGATGGTAATAGCTTTGCATACTACGACGGCGCAAACCTTTTTCATCTACCCGCATCTAACGTAACTATTATACCAGATAAACACACATTTATTAAAGGTTATAAGTATAATGAGATCAGTTATAAACCTGAAGAAATTATACATATACCCGATAATGCAACTCAGTCTATTTATAGAGGAATGACTCGATTAAATGCCGCAAAAGCTAGCATCGAGTTACTATATGATATGAGATCTTTCCAAAGCAACTTTTTTAAAAATGGAGCAGTACCTGGATTGGTACTTAAAACTCCCAACACTCTCAGTGCCAAAGTTAAGGAAAGACTTATAAGTTCCTGGTCTCTAAAGTATAACCCTAAGTCTGGAGGTCGTAGACCTCTTATCTTAGATGGTGGACTAGAGATAGATAGCATTTCTAATGTTGATTTTCGACAATTAGATTTTGAAGATTCTGTGAAAAGTCTAGAGGAGACAATCCTTAAAACTATTGGTATCCCTCCCATTTTATTAAATGGGGGTAATAATGCTAATATTAGACCCAACCATAGATTAATGTATCAAGAAACCGTTTTACCTTTAGTACGTAAAGTACTAAGTGGTTTTGAACGGTATTTTGGATATGACCTCGCAGCAGCCCTTGAAGATTTATCACCACTCCAACCAGAGTTAGACGACAAAGCAAAATACTATTCCACTCTAGTTAATGGAGGGGTTATTACCCCTAACGAAGCTAGAGAGGCACTACGATTAGAACCACTAGAAGGTCATGATGACATACGTATTCCCGCAAATGTAGCAGGGAGTGCAGGCAACCCATCTGAGGGAGGAAAACCTCCTCAGGGAGATAAGGATAAGAATGAATGAATAAACAATTTGAAATTAGCTCTCCATTTAATGTTGTTGAGAAAGCGGCCGGAGAGTCGGACTCTATAACAATTAAAGGTTACGCCAATACTGTTTCTAAGGATCGTTCGGGCGATATAATTGTGAAAGAAGCATGGGAGCAAGGTGGATTGGATAATTATCTCAAAAACCCTGTAATTCTAGCTTTTCATGATCACTCTCGTCCTATTGGCTCTGCCGTTAATTATAACGTCACTGACAAAGGTTTAGAGATTGTAGCAGAAATTAGTAAAGCTGCTGGCGAAGTATATAACCTCATTAAAGACGGAGTTTTAAAAACTTTTAGCGTAGGATTTAGTATCAAAGATGCTGACTACGACAGGGACGAAGATACCTTCTTCATTAAAGACTTAGAGCTTTTTGAAGTATCAGTTGTATCTATACCCGCTAACCAAGATTCGACATTTTCTTTAGCTAAATCTTTTACTGATATTGGCGAGTATAACGACTTCAAGAAGAGCTTCGTGGCTCAACAAGAAGACGAGATTGAAGAAAAAGAAGAAACTACTGAAATTGAGAAGATACCTTCTCAGGATAATAATATTCTCAAGGAATTAAAAATGGATCAAAAAGAATTACAAGAAATGATGGCTAAAACTGCACTAGGTGCTGTTGAAGCTTACAAAACAGAAGTTGCTGAAAAAGAAGCAGAAGTTGCCGCAGATAAGAAAGTAGCAGCATTAGAAGTCGGTAAGACTCATGCAGAGAAAGTAGCAGAGGAGTTAGAAACTCGTATTAAGGCCGACGGAGATAGCTATGCTAAGTCTCTAGAGGAGATGCAGACTGAGTTAAAGGGAGCTAAAGAAGAGATGGCTGCTATGCAGAAGTCTAAAATGCAGTTCTCTGAGCCTGGTTCTGGTACACCTAGTGCTGACGAGCTCAACAGTGCTTTCATTACATCTAAGATTTTAGGTGTACCTGTTAAAGAACTAGACTTTGGTAAGAGATTGCTTGAGAAGGGTAATCGTGTCAACTCTGATGACCAGGATTGGGAGACTACTTGGAACTCAAATATCTACCAAGCTATTCAGAATCGTGTAGTTGTTGAACCAGTATTCAACTCTCTAGCGATGAATGCTCGCGTTATGAATATGCCTATCAACCCAGATACGGGTCTTGATGCTACTTGGGTAGATGCAACTAACCAGAATGATTTCAATGACGGCGCTGCTATTGGTACTGCTTTCAATGATGCTTCTACAGGTGCTATTAAACAACACGTTCTAAACGAAGTAACGCTAACTGCATATAAGCTAGCTACTCGTGAGTATATCGGTTATGAAGAGGAAGAGGATACACTACTTCCAATCGCTGCTATCGTTCGTGATGCAATTGTACGTCGTATGGCTCGCACTTCCGATGCTTCTATCCTAGGTACTGGTACAGCTGCTCCTTTCACTGAATTGGAAGAACTAGCTGGTGGTAATGTTGGTAACAACGTTACTACTGCAGCAGCAGGTACTATGATTAGTACAGCTAACATCCTAACAGCACGTTCTAATATGGGACAATGGGGACATAACCCTTCTGACTTAGTATTATTCTTAAGCCAGCAAGCATATTATGGTCTTATGGACAATACTAATGTTGTTACTGTTGATAAGTATGGTGAGTCTGCTACTATTCGCTCTGGCGAACTAGGTAAAGTATTTGGTGTTTCTATGGTTGTATCGGATGCTTTTGAAGCTGAAGCTGCAGGCAAGGCACAAGGCATTTTAGTTAATCCTCAAAATTATATTTTAGGTAACTACCGAGCACTTACTGTGCAATCTGCTGAAGATATAGTTGCGCAGCAAAAAGCTATCGTAGCTACTCGTAGATTTGGCTTCATCGCTAAAGAAGCGGGAGCTGCTGGTAAGGCATCTATGTGCTTACTTAAGTCTGGTGCTTAATAGCTAGAGACTAAATTACTGACTGGGTAAAACCAGTCAGTTTTTCTAAGCTTTCGAGTTTAGAAAAACTTATAGAGCGAATCGGCCGGCCAGCCTTTTTAGTACCTTGTATACTGAATAGCTCACCAAATAGTATCTTACAAGGAGAGTCATGGGAAAGTATACAAAAGAACTATTAGTTGAAGAACTTCAGTACTTTACAGAGTATTTAGGCAGAACCCCTACCGTTTCTGAGGTAGATAAGGATCCTTTAATGCCTTGCTGTAATACGTACAAAAGGTACTTTGGTTCTCATAATAAGGCTCTTATTGCCGCAAGTATTACACTTAATAGACATACAGAATACTCCGTAGAATCTTTACTAAAAGATCTAAAAACTTTAGCAGGTAAACTAAAACACACTCCTACTTATAAAGAGTTGTCTATAGATAACCAAACCTATAGCACTGAAACGTATAGAAAAGTATTTGGATCATATACTACTGCTTGTATAAAAGCAGGTTTAAAACCTAACTGTAATCAATCACATATTACGGAAGAAAACTTAGCTCTATCTTACAATAAAGAATGGTTAAAAAAAGAGAATAAAACTAAACCCTTAATTCAAATAAGTAAAGAATTAGGTTATCAGAAGGGTAAATTATCTCATAGATTCAAGGAACTAGATATTAAACCCGTACTACATAAAGAATCATTAAAAGAAAAAGAGTGGTTAGATTCTTTAGGTATTACAGAGCGGCAGTATCCGATAGCGAACTATAAAGTCGATGGATACGATCCTGAGACTAATACAGTATACGAGTTCTTAGGTGATTACTGGCACGGTAATCCTGAAGTTTACGATCCAGACGACTATAATAAAAGCTGTAGTAAAACGTTTGGACAGTTACACAACGAAACAATAGAAAGACTAGAACATATCAAGTCTTTAGGTTATAATATAATTATACAATGGGAAAAGGAATGGCTGATTTAGTTTCTGTAAGTGAATATAAAGCTTACGCTAATATAAATAGTAATACTAATGACTCAAAGATTAACTCTCTGCGTACACACGTTAGTTCGCTTGTAAAAACCTATTGTGGGCGCACTTTTATAGATAACTACTCAAGTGAAAAAACTGAGTATTTTGATGTAGAAGAGTACCAGAATACAATACATCCTGCAGAACTTCCTATTACGGAAGTTGTGCAATTATTAGAGCGCGGTAGTGCCTCTACAAACAAAACTACCATCGAGAGTAACTTTGCAGACGCAAATAATTACTATCTCTTAGAATCTGGTACTGCTCAATGTACTCTTTCTTCAAAAGCAAATGAAACAAATTGTATAAATAATGACACTTTCAATGGAAGTGGCTTAAACGATTTAACTATCACTGGATACAACGCAAATACGTCGTCAGGTGAAATCGGTCGTAGTTACACTATACAAATTGACAACGCAGGAACTCCAGATACTTTTAAATGGTCAAGGGACGGGGGTTCAAATTGGAAAGAGACTAATGTAGCTATTACAGGGTCTATTCAACAATTAGAGGGTAATATATCTATAACCTTCGGGGCAACTACAGGACATACTAACAGTGAGAGCTGGTCTTTCACAGCAGAAAGATGGACTGGCAGTTGTAGCAATACAACTTATACAACTCAAGAGACTTGCGAAGCAGCTTCTGAGTACTGGACTGCAGATAGAGACTACGAGTTAGCCTCTACAGATCAAGCAGTTACTAAGTTAAAAGCTAACTTCCCATTAGGCACTAAATCTGTAAAACTGATTTATAAAGGTGGCTACTCCTCTACTCCTTCCGATTTGAAACTAGCTTGTTTTGATTTAATTACATATTATATGAAAAAAGAATCAACACCCAATAAAGCTATACCAGGATCTGCTAGCATTAATAATATTGCAGGTTCCACACCTTCAGATTTCCCACCCCATATAAAACGTATTCTGGAGCTATACAGGAATATTGATTAATGCCGAAAAAATTTAGCAGAGTTAGTGACGTATATGATAATTTACTGGTTGATATTGCCAGCGGTAAAGAATACGCATTAGGTACAAAAGCTTTAAGAATATCAGAAGCTAAAAACATGCAAGTTCTGGTAGTTAGTGAAGCTCAAATAAGCCATGAAGTACAAAACAATGGCTTAGGGCCTAAAGTCGCTGTAAGAATGTGGGAGAACATATCTAATTTTATATTAGGTTTTAAACCCTCCAAAACAATTCTTAGAGTAGACAAGATAGGTTCAGGTTTTGAGATAACTTTCTCTAACTTCGGTAATGCAAGAATTTTTGCAAACAAAATCGGAGCTAAGTCCAGCTTTATACTAGCCAAAGAATGGTTATATGAACATAAAGATGAATTACCTGAAGATATTAGAAATAAATACGTAAGGTTAGCTAGTACTAGAGGTGCTGCTAATCAAATAACTAGTTTATTTTACGAATATAATAAAACGCTACCTGCTAGTGATAGAATTGATTTAAAGTTTTTTGATATTGGACACAATTTTCCTATTAAACAAATAGCTGTAGGTAATAGATTAACCAAAATTATTTTAAACATGTTACCCCCAAGTAGTCTTAATAATACTTCTATAGAGAAAGTTACTTGGTTAATAGAAGATTCTATAGATACCTGGTTTAAAAACCAGAATTTACAAATAGACGATAACTTTAGTGACTTATTAGGTTCTGAGTACGAAAGAGTTGTTTATATTGAAAGTAAACTTAATCAGTCAAAGGGTGAAAGAGACGTAGATACTAAAGATATTATAAGAACAGTACTAAAAGACTTGAATAATT